GTCTGTAACCATATCTGCTTTCTTGCCTAGCATCTCGGTAAATACTTTTTTGTCTAGAGCATCTCCAAGAACCATGTTTGAGGCTATTGTCATACCTCCGGCAAACAAACCCGTCTTTAAAGCCAAGTCAGCGGCAACGGTCTGCCGTCTTAGTGCCCCGTCGTTAGCATCTAACTTCTCTCTCGTATACGCTCTAGCCGCTGCCTGATACTCTTCTTCAGACATAGCTCCCGATTGAACAAGCGAGTTGCTTGCTTTCATAGCAGCGTTAAATTCGGCGGAGGCATGTATAGCTTCTGTCTCAACCTTTTCTTGTGTGGCTATAGCTTCGTTGTAAGCCCCCGCCGACTCTCCACCCACTGCTTCAGCTATGTCCATAATAGTAGAAGCAGAAAGAGCAGCAAACTTTTCTACCTTGTCTAACTGAGCTAGAACGTCGTCAGTAATCTCTTTCACGTCTAATTTACGAGAAATCGCTTTCGTTCCAGCTAGACCTTTAGCCATTAAACCTACTTTACTAGAGACGAAAAAGTTAACCGTCTGTTCTCCAGCTTCTGTTAATATCTCATAAGAGGTAGCTAGAGGGGCGTTCGCCATACTCCCAAGAGTAGACATTGTTCCATTAATTATGTCGTTATAAGTATCGGCTGAGTTTTTCGCTCCATCAACAATGTTTTTTAGCTGCTTATCCATAGCTTCTTGAGACATATTTCCTGCGGCTACTCGTCTTGCAAGAAGAACTTCAGTCTGCTTGTAAGCATTGCCATTCTTTACTTCTTCTTCACTTTCAGCTTCAAAATATACTTTGTCTTCAAAGCTAGCTTCGTAGTCTCTCGCGGCTTGCATAGATTCTTTTAGAGTGTCCGACTTGTTTTCGTCAGACAGATCAAGCAAAGTTTGTGCCCACCCAGCTAGTTTTGTGTTGTTAGGATCAATCTGCCCTAACATAAGCACGCCATTTACCTGAGTAAGTATGTTACCCCCAGTTTCTAGCACGGCAGCAATAAAAAACTGGTCAACTTCGTTCATAAAGTCGCCGTAAGCAGTGCCTGCAATAGCGGGGTCTTGGCCCAATTTTCGAGCATCTACTAAGAACTGAGCAACATTAACTGTGTCTTCCCCTACTACCTCCGCTATGCTAGGGTCAACGTCTTCAGCAGTAATAGCTTCTGCAAAAGCTACAGGATCTTCTTTTCTATAGATACGCATTAAATCTTCAAATGCGGGGGCGTAATCGCCAATGGGCATCCCACTTTCATTTAACCCTGTCCAAGGGTATTTTTCTTTGAAATTAGTAAGGTCTACCCCAGAGTTCTCCATACTCCCCATAAAGTTAACTATAACGCCCGATGGTATTCCTCCCCACGTACCACCACCAGCAGAAGAACTTCCAGCACGGGGATTGCCAAAAACAGCAGACCCTAATTTTATAAGGTCGCCTATGGGATTTGACCCCGTAAGAGTAAAAGGAGCGTTTGCAAACCCTGCGTTCATAGCGCCTTCTAAAGTGCCACCAAGGACTATAGGTATTCTTCCTATAAAACCGGGCACACTTACTCCAGCTATATTACCCCAATCGGATAATGTCTGAGGTATAGTAGGAGGAGCCACAGTTAATGTTGGCACTGCATTTGTAGAGGTAGCCACGGGCGCTGTGGCAATGTTAATTTGATCTATTACAAAAGGAGTAGCGCGTAACCAATCTGAAACATGTAGTGTTTCCCCCGCAACAGCTTTTACCCCCGTGTATGTTGCCCCCACAGCGGCGCTTGCGCTCATTATTTTTGCCGCTAGAACGTGGTTACCACTCATTGCAGCGGCTATAGCCAAACCTGTCTGTAATACTGTAATTACAGGATCAAAGAAATCAAAAGCAGTATCGTCGAAATCGCGAGTTCTATCTCTTGAAGGTGATCCTACATTATTTAGAAACCCGCTTAATTGGTCGTTGTTACCAGCTTCCATTTTAGGGTAGAAACTAGGGGTGTATAAGTCGCGCTGAACGTCTATAGGTGCGGGGTCTTCTCCACTGTTGGGGTCACCAGAAGGCTTGTATAAGTATGTTTTACCCTCAACACTTACATATCTAGGGGCGTAGGGGTCTTGAGTTTCTTCTGCATAGGAATTAACCTCCGACATGTACAAACCTTCGTACTGCCCATCGGATATGCCTCCTTTCGTCTTTATACCATAAAGGTAACCTAGTCTTCCTGATACAGGTAAGAACTCGTAAGCTGCTTGAAACGCATCGGGGTCTTCTCTTCGTAGGGTGTTTAGGTCAGTATTAAACTCGTTGTAAGTCTGAATGTAGTGGTCATCAGCAAACTCTCTAAATGCTGCTTGTGGCCCTACTCCACCATTGGCACCGCTAGTGTTAAAGTCCATCGCAGCGAAGTCATCGTGAGACTTGTTTGACAGAGTTTTTAGTTCTGAGAATACGTTATCTGGGTCTACGCCACTAGCTAAAGCGTTCTTAGCTTCTTGCCAAGTCTGAGACTTTACTAGCGAACCTCTATCTGTAAAGTCGTTAACCTGCCCTTCAAAGAACTTACGGACTAACGCTTCTCTTTCGGGGGTAAACCACTCTTGATCTTTTATGGTCTGCCCTTCAAAGGCTCTAGTATCTGCAAACAACGCATCTACATCAAAAGGAGTACCTGAAAGTTCTTCCAGCATACTGTCGATATTATCGAAGTCTATGTTTTCTATGCCACCTGCACCACCGTTCTCTATTAGGGTCTGGGTAAAGGCGGCTAGATTTTGCTCTGCGTTATTACGCGATTCTTCTACTAGACGAGTGCCAGAAGGAGCACCCCCAGCTTTTTTATAGGCTGCATAAGACTCAGGATACCACGAGGGTATAGCCATTTTACCTAGGAAAAATTCGTCTTGGTCAGGATAACGCTGGAGGCTGTACTCGTCTGACCCACGGTCTGTGTTTACCGCATCTTTCCATGCTAAGAACGCATCAGTCTGAGATAGAGGCGGCGCTACGTAGTCAAACCCTGTGTATTCGTCACCAAGGAAATCAAAGTAATTATCGGCATCTTTATCTCTAGCAGGAATCTTTACAGTCATTACGTAATCTCTAGTATGCTTGCTACCACATGTAGTCTATTTGCAGTAGCTGCGGTTACTTTTAATATCTCTCCCGTCTGCACTATTAACGGAGCGGTCAACAACTCTACTGTAGCGTTAGCGCCAACGGCTTTAACATTAAACAGGCTGTATACAGTAGAACCGTTAGTTATGGTTACCGTTATAGTGTCTGCGTTGCCAGAGTCTTCTGATACTAATATGGATTTAACTATACCCGTAGTCAAAGCTGCACAGGTATATAAAGTAGTTACACTAGTAGCAGTTAGATCGACCTTCGCGTTTACGTATGTATTAGCCATTAGCTCATAAACCAAGTAGTAGCTTCAGATTGAAGCATAAGTGTATCATTTCTCAAGGCTTGGTCTACCTGATTAAAGTACAAACGTAGAGAGTTATTGAACTTCTCAAACGCAAGTTGATTATACTCGTCAGGAGGACTAGGTAACAGGGGAGCGCGGAACTCTACTCCATAATCTGTAAAATCTACCGACATTATCTTCTCCCATCTGGGCGCATATCAACGCGAGGTGAGCCTAACTGCCACGTTACTCCTTGGGCGGTAGACTCTACTTTAAAGCTGACCTGCCTACCTCGCACGCGCAAGTATATCTCCTGCGTAAATTGTTCAACGGGAGAGGTAGCTGTCCTAACTACGGAGCCACCGCTGTTTCCGCTTTCTGATAGAGGGTCGTTAAACCCAGAGCCAGAGTTTTGCAAGGCAGACATGGACATGGTTACAACGGGTGAATCCGCCGTAGACCCGTCAAAGGTTATATCAGGCAACATACGAGACACTAACATAAACTTATGCCCATCATCTAAATCAAACTGTGCAGACGTTATAGAGGCTACTATTGGCACTGTGGTGCCTGTTTCGGCGTCGTCCAGCCCTACTTCGTGCTGTACTAGGTTATTGCTATTAGTAGCAGCTACGGGGAAATCTCCTATACCAGAGTCCATCCAAGCTGTACGTGCTAGGTTACCGTAGTACCATATTTTCTGTACGTAGTTGTATACAACATATCTGTCGTTAGAATTACTACTAGCCGACGGGTAGAACCACCATATCTCATCAAACCCTTCGTTGGTGCTACCAAATATCTGTTCTATATTATCTCTGTTTATATCACTAAATACGTATCGTTTTACGTCACAAGGGAGCACTTTTACTCCCCCGTCATACATATAGAACTTGTCTTTACCGAACCAGTAAGCCACGTTATCGGCAACAGCTACGCTATTTTGAGACATTATAGATGCGTTCTCACCTACAAGCTGCGCTGCCCATACCACAGGTGCTCCAACATACTGTAACGAGTATACAGAGAAGTCAGTCCACACTAACAGTTCTTGGCGTGTCTGCTCTGCCGCTATTATTTCTGATCCACGAGATAACCTAAGATCGCCCGCTTGAGTAGTTGCAGTAGGCGTCCAGTTAGTAGCATCTTCTTGGTCAGACCATCTAATTAGCATGGGGTCTTGGGTAGTAGTACCTAACGTGTTAGCGCCAAAACAAAACACAAACCTATTAATATCCGATACAAGTATTATGTTCTGTGCAGTAGGTACATTTGAGGCTCCAGCCTCCGCGCTAAGTAGGGTGGCAGGATTATCTAAGGGGGTGTTTTCTGAAGCATCCCAGAAGTATATAGGACTGCCTCGGTGACCAAGTATTAAATCCTCTCCAAAATTACCTTGACTCCATATACGAAGGCTTTCTGTGCTAGCTCCACCGTTACCCCACGTACCTTCTCCCCACTTACCTGCACTCCAACCTACTAAGGGAGATTCTAACGCGGTTCCAGAGTTAATTTGGTATGTAGCCGTAACTGTACCGCCGCCTGTAGCAGTTGAACTAGCCGCCGAAGCTGCGGTAATAGTATAAGTATTACCTGTAGAAAATGTTATCTGAAACTCGCCATTTAACGTAAGGCCGCCAGATGCAGAGGCATTGCTAAAAGTAACAAAATCTCCACCAGCATACCCCCCGTTAGCATCGGTAACAGTTACTGTTGTAGAGCCATTAGCAGTGGTAAACGGGTTTGTAAGCGTAACAGTGGCGCGTATAGGCGTGATATCGTAGTACGCCCCACCATTTTCTAGGTAGTATTTAAGATGTGTACCTACACTCGTTAGAGTTAGATTAACAAGAGTTACCCACGAGTGTAACGAACGACAAACACCTTGGAAAGTAGACGTAGATATACGTTGCCACCCCCCAATTTTCTCAGGCATACCTTGCCTGAACCTTACCTTATCGCTTTCATACCAACCGCCCTCACTAGTATATCTAGTGTTTTCGCGGTTAACTCCTGCTTTTAACTGTAATTTCTTTAGTGGCATATCACACCTGTAAGTGTTTTAGTAGCACCATACCACTGGAGTAGTCTCTCTAGTGTCTACAT